CTGTGCAGAATATAAAAACAGTTACCGCAATGGCGATAATTTCATTGGCAGCGACTGCCTTCCTGTGGATTGCGATAACGACCACTCTGAAAATCCGGATGACTGGGTCACTCCTGATGATATCATGCAGGCCTTTCCTGGCGTCAGCTTTGCGATCCACTATAGCCGCTACAATAACCGTGAGAAAAACGGCAAGGCGGCAAGGCCAAAGTTTCATGTCCTGTTTCCAATCGAATATGCGACCGACGCTTCTCTTTACAGCGATATAAAAAAGTTAGTCAATTCCATCTTCCCGTATTTTGATACACAGGCACTGGACGCAGCACGTTTCTTTTTTGGAACGACCACTGCAGATGTTGTCCTTTATCCGGGACGCATGAATCTGACGGAGTTTTTGGATGAGGACCTGTTCGATGAAGATTTACCAGATGGTCAATACGATGGATCCTCTATTCCGGAAGGAAGCCGAAATGCAACCATGTCTCGTTTCGCCGGTCGTGTTATCAAGAAATACGGAGATAGCGACAAAGCATATCAAACATTTATGGAGGAATCGACAAAGTGCACACCTCCACTGGAAGCAGCCGAGCTCACTACTATCTGGCACAGTGCCCAACGTTTTTATGCAAGACTTTCCCAGCAGGACGGCTACATTGCACCGGAAGTATATAATGATCCTTCCTGTTACAAACCCGGAGATTTTTCCGATGTTGGACAAGCTGAGGTGTTAGCAAAATACTTTTCTGGTGAGCTCCGCTACTCTCCAGCCACCCACTTCATCCGATACTCTGACCATTACTGGCAGGAATCCGAACCGGGTGCACAGGCAGTGGCGCACGAACTTACCAGAAGGCAACTAAAGGAAGCTGGCAACGATATGCTCGAATCCCTCGATAAACTGAAGAACTCCGGCGCACAATCCCTGCTCGACTCCATGTCTAAAAGCAAGGCCGAACAGGTTATGAATGAGGACCAGCTGGAAGCCTATCAGGAATTTCTGGCAGCAAAGGCATACCAGCAGTTTGCTGTAAAGCGCAGGGACTCCAAGAACATTACTTCTACACTGAAGGAGTCTCGTCCGATGCTGGAAATCTCACCTCGTGACCTTGATGCCGATTGCTTCGCTTTGTGTACACCGGAAGCGACCTATGATCTTCGTAAAGGAATGGTCGGTGCCAGAGAACATCTGCCGGAGGATTTCATTACCAAAATCACATCGGTATCTCCAAATTACAAAGGACAGCAGATTTGGCTGGACTGCCTTGACCTCATCTTTCAGGGTAATCAGGAACTCATCGATTATGTTCAGATGATTTGCGGTCTGGCTGCCATCGGCAAGGTCTATGTGGAGGCGCTCATCATCGCCTACGGTGATGGACGTAACGGCAAATCCACCTTCTGGAATGCTATTTCCAGAGTGCTTGGGCTTTACTCCGGTAACATTTCTGCAGATACGCTCACTGTCGGATGCCGCAGAAACATTAAACCGGAAATGGCTGAGGTCAAAGGAAAAAGACTCCTCATCGCAGCCGAAATGCAGGAAGGTGCTCGTCTGAACGATTCCACCGTTAAGCAGCTCTGCTCCACCGATGATGTCTTTGCAGAGAAGAAATACAAGGATCCGTTCTCTTTTAAGCCCTGCCACACACTGGTGCTTTACACCAACCATCTGCCTCGTGTCTCTGCATCCGATGACGGCATCTGGAGACGACTTATCGTCATCCCGTTCAATGCCAAGATTACCGGCAGCAGCGACATCAAGAATTATAGCGAGTACCTTTACGATAACGCTGGCGGCAGCATTTTGGCGTGGGTCATCGAAGGTGCCAAGAAAGTCATCGAATCTAATTACCAGATTCCCGTGCCGGATTGCGTGCAGGAAGCTATCGATGAATACCGCAGTCAGAACGACTGGTTCGGTCACTTCCTTGCAGATAAATGTGAGGTCGACCCGTCCTATAAAGAAAGCTCCTCTTCTCTTTATCAGGCTTACCGCAACTATTCTTTAGACTGCAATGAGTATGTGCGCAGTACCGCTGACTTCTACTTTGCTCTGGAGAAGGCTGGTTTTGAGCGAATCACCGTGAGCAGAAAGCGTTACTTTAAGGGTCTGCGCTTACGTGAAGATACGGGTGCAGACGAGGATTTTATGAATTAAGGCCACAAATGACAAGGTGTATCAATGTGTTATATAAAACATTTCTTAGCCCTATAAAAATATCAATAAGAAAAAGTATGGAAAATACCATTGATACACCTTGCACATCTTCAAATTAACGGCCTGATGGAGGACAAGTATGTTAGAAAAAACGATAGAAAAGAAATTGACAACCGCAGTAAAAAAGGCTGGTGGTATCGCACCGAAGTTCGTATCTCCCTCTTTCGCAGGGATGCCCGACCGCCTTATCTTATTACCTGATGGGAAGTTTGCCTTTGCAGAATTAAAGACGCCGGGAGAATCCCCACGCCCATTGCAAAAGGCAAGGCACAGGCTCCTTCGCTCTTTGGGCTTTCGTGTCTATGTAATTGATAGCATCGAACAGATTGGAGGAATGATTGATGAACTTCGCACCTCATGATTATCAGGCATATGCCATTGATTATATTGAGACACATCCTGTGGCAGCAGTCCTGCTCGATATGGGTCTTGGAAAAACGGTCATTTCCCTGACTGCCATCGCAGACCTTCTATTCGATAGCTTTGAAGCCCATCGCATTCTGGTGGTCGCCCCACTTCGAGTTGCCAGGGACACATGGCCTGCGGAAATCAAAAAATGGCAGCACCTGAAACATCTGACCTTCGCTGTCTGTGTGGGAACACCGAAAGAGCGAAAAGCAGCTTTGATGGCTGGTGCTGATATCACCATCATCAATAGAGAAAACCTACAGTGGCTCATCGAGTCCAGTGGCTTTCCATTTGACTATGATATGGTGGTCATCGACGAGCTATCATCCTTCAAGAATCACAATTCTAAGAGGTTTAAATCTCTCCTGAAGGTAAGGCCCAAGGTCAAACGTATCATTGGCCTGACCGGAACGCCAAGCAGTAACGGTCTCATGGATTTATGGGCTGAGTTCCGACTTCTGGATTTAGGAAAACGCCTCGGACGCTTCATTACCGAGTACCGAAACAACTACTTCGTGCCGGACAAGAGGAATGGACAGATCATTTATTCCTACAAGCCACAGCCCTATGCAGAGGAACGCATCTATAGCCAGATTTCTGATATCACCATCTCCATGAAATCGACAGACCACCTGAAAATGCCAGAACTTATCTCCTCCGAATACGAGGTCCATTTATCCGATGATGAAGTGACCCGATACGAGGAATTAAAGCAGGAGCTGGTGTTGGAGCTCCCTGATGGAGAAATTACTGCTGCCAATGCTGCTTCTCTCACCGGAAAGCTATCCCAGCTTGCCAACGGAGCTATTTATTCGGATACCGGTGACACCATTGAGTTTCATGACCGAAAGTTGGATGCTCTGGAGGATATCATCGAATCCGCAAACGGCAAACCGGTCCTTGTGGCTTACTGGTTCAAGCACGACCTCTCCCGTATAAAGAAACGCTTTGATGTGAGAGAAATAAAATCCAGCAAGGACATCACCGACTGGAATACCGGAAAGATACCTGTCGCAGTCATTCACCCTGCTTCTGCCGGTCATGGGCTCAACCTACAGGCTGGCGGTTCCACCCTCATCTGGTTCGGGCTGACATGGTCACTGGAATTATATCAGCAGACCAACGCCCGTCTCTGGAGACAGGGGCAGACTTCCGGAACCGTGGTGATAGAACACATCATCACCAAAGGGACCATTGATGAGCGTATCTTAAAGGCTCTCTCCAAAAAGGAACTGACCCAGAATGCCCTTATCGATGCGGTAAAAGCAAACCTATGACAATCTTCAACAAAATACGACAATCCGTGCCAATCCGAGGGAAATCTATTTTTTCGGAGGTACCAATCAATGACTGCAAAAGAATACTTATCTCAAGCACGCTACTTAGATAATAGAATCAAAAGCAAACTGTTACAGATAGATTCCTTAAATGAATTAGCTACCTGTTGCACACCGTCCTACTCCGATATGCCAAAGAGCCCTAACCGTGAAGGCTCTCGAATGGAATCCGCCATTCTTGATATCATCGAGCTGGAGGATGAAATCAGCAAAGACGTTGTGGAGCTGGTGGCGTTAAAGAAGGAAATCATAGAGGTTATCAAACAGGTCGGCAATACAGAATACCAGACCTTGCTTGAGGAACGCTACCTCTGCTTTATCACATGGGAGCAGATTGCTGTTGATATGGGATATGAGCTTCGTTACATCCACAAACTTCATGGAAAGGCACTGGAAGAAGTAAAAGTTCCTGCTTCCTATGAAGGTGGACATGAAATGACATAGAAAGACACTAAGCTCTTCTGATATTATTATACTAGCGAAAGTGATAATCGCAGAGAGCCTTGTGGGAATCAATCCTACAGGGCTTTTCTTATGCCCAAAAGGAAGGAGGAATACGATGCCAAGAAAACCAAAACGTCCCTGCTCCTATCCCGGATGCCCTGATCTGACAGACGGACGCTTCTGTCCGGAGCATGAAAAGAAGGAAGCCAAACGCTACGAGAAGTATGACCGAGACCCGAATGCTAAGCGTCGCTACGGACGTGCATGGAAACGTATCCGTGACAGCTATGCTGCTGCCCACCCGCTTTGTGAAAGGTGCCTTGAGAATGGTGTCTACACACCAACCGAGCAGATACACCATATAAAGCCTCTTTCTCAAGGTGGCACGCATGATAGAGAGAACTTGATGGCTCTTTGCAAATCCTGCCATGCCAAGATTCATGCGGAACACGGCGACCGCTGGCACAACCGGCAGGGGCGGTCTACTTCTCTACGATGAAGTTACCGGGGAACGGGCGTGGGGTCTCACGCACAAAGTCGCAATTTCAAACGGGGTATATAGGCCCCTGAACTGGAGGTGTAGAAAATGGCTAAGGACGGTACAAACCGTGGCGGCGCTCGTATCGGCGCTGGAGCCAAGAAAAAGCCCTTAGCTGAGAGAATCGCTGAGGGAAATCCGGGCAAACGTGAGTTGACTGTCATCGACTTTACAGACAGCACCGTCGATTTAGAAGGTCAGCCGATGCCTAAACCATCCAAGATGTTATCTGCCAAGCAAAAGAACGGTAAAAAGCTAGTTGCTGCAGAGGTTTATAAGAAAACATGGAACTGGCTACACGAACGTGGCTGCGCTTCTCTTGTCTCTCCGGAGCTTCTGGAGCGCTATGCCATGAGTGTTGCTCGTTGGATTCAATGTGAGGAAGCGATCACTGAGTTTGGCTTTCTTGCAAAGCATCCGACCACAGGTAATGCTATTCAATCTCCCTACGTGGCCATGAGCCAGAACTTCATGAGTCAGACCAATCGTCTCTGGATGGAAATCTACCAAATCGTAAAAGAAAATTGTGCCACTGAATACAACGGAGCCACACCACAGGATGATGTGATGGAACGTCTTCTACTGGCACGGAAAGGAAATTGATATGGATTTATCGGAATTTATGAGCTTGCTAAAGAAATATCGCAGGCATTTAACCTTCCAGCAGTTTAGCACACTCAAAGGACAGGCTAAAGCTGGTGATATAGATGCCGCTTTCAAGGGATTAAAAAAGTTATTGCACAGGAGGGCTGCATCATGCTAATTGAAAAGAAAAATGTCGCAGAGCTTCTTCCTGCTGATTACAATCCTCGAAAAGATTTAAAGCCCGGCGATAAAGAATATGAAAAATTGAAACGCTCCATCGAACAGTTTGGCTATGTCGAACCTGTCATCTGGAATGCCACCACCTCTCGTGTCGTTGGCGGCCACCAGAGACTAAAGGTTCTCATCGACATGGGCATCACTGAAGTAGAATGTGTCATTGTTGAAATGGATGAGGATAAAGAGAAAGCACTGAATGTTGCTCTCAACAAAATCAGTGGTGAATGGGATAACGACAAGTTGGCCCTTCTTATCTCTGACCTGCAAGGCGCTGACTTCGATGTCTCTCTCACCGGATTTGAGCCGGAAGAACTGGAGGACCTGTTCCGAGAAGATACAAAAAAAGATGTTCAGGATGACGACTTCGATGTGGATGCTGAGCTTGCAAAGCCGACCTTTTCCAAGGCCGGTGACCTGTGGCTCCTTGGTGAGCATCGCCTTGTCTGTGGTGACTCCACAAAGCCTGAGGCCTATGAACTTCTGATGAACGGAAAGAAGGCAAATCTGGTTGTGACCGACCCTCCGTACAATGTCAATTATGAAGGTAGCGCTGGTAAGATTAAGAACGACAACATGGAAAACGACGCCTTCTATCAGTTCCTGCTTGATGCCTACACTCGCATGTACGAATCGATGGCAGCTGATGCTTCTATATATGTTTTCCACGCAGACACCGAAGGACTCAATTTCCGTAGAGCCTTTGCCGATGCTGGTTTTTATCTCTCTGGCTGCTGTATCTGGAAAAAGCAGTCCCTTGTTCTTGGACGAAGCCCATACCAGTGGATGCATGAGCCTTGCCTCTTCGGTTGGAAAAAATCTGGTAAACATCAATGGTATACCGGACGAAAAGAAACGACCATCTGGGAATTTGATAAGCCTAAAAAGAACGGTGATCATCCTACAATGAAGCCTATTCCTCTTCTGGCCTATCCGATTATGAATTCCAGCATGACCAACTCTCTGGTCCTCGATCCATTTGGTGGTTCGGGCAGCACGCTCATCGCATGTGAACAGACAGGACGTATCTGCTACACCATTGAACTGGATGAAAAGTTCTGCGATGTTATCGTCAAACGCTACATCGAACAGGTCGGCTCCTCTGAGAAAGCCTCCGTCATCCGTGATGGCTTAACCTATTCCTACGAAGAAATTGCTCCGGAAGCTGAAGATGCCACTCTTTTGTAAGTCGGTAATGTACACAATCCAGAAGGCACATATTTGTCGATGTTTTTCTCCGATATTGCTTGCTATTATGTGCCTTTAGAGTGATATATGTACTACCAAAACAAAGGAGGACACCTACATGAAGATCATTTTAAACGCAACCGAAAGAAAGCCGCTGGCCGCCCTGCTTAGCGAGTACAAAAACACAAAGCCTCAATACCTGAGAGCTCCTTCCTACGCCTATCAGATTGGGGACCTTCTCCTGACACGAGAAGGAAACATTGAAGGCTCGGACACTATAAGCCAAGCTGAATTCGGCAAACTGCTTGCTCTCTTGAACGCAAGCGGCTACTGTACGAAAGAAACAGACTTTCATCCGGCTCAGGAACCAAAAGCTAAAGTAACTTCTACAGAAAAAACGGGACTTAACATTTCCCTTCCGCTGGACAAGGTCAATGTTGGGAACCTAACCAACCTTCTGGATGCCAAAGGATTTCTCATCAAACATGCCCTGCACATTGATGACCTACACTTTGAACTGAATGAAGACAGCATTTCCTTTCCTTGGTTCTCAGAACTTCCTGCACCGGATGAAGTCCATGCCTACAGCACACTGATTGCTGCCCTTTGCAAAATGAGCAAGGATCAAAAACGAATCAGCGCCACAGAAAAGCCAGTAGAAAACGAACGCTACGCTTTTCGTTGCTTCCTTCTTCGCCTCGGCTTCATCGGGAATGAGTACAAAACAGACCGTAAAATCCTGATGAGATATCTTCCGGGTAACAGCGCATTCAAAGGAGGTGAGGGCCATGCAATTTCCAAGTAAGGAACAGGTGGCTCGCCAGCGCCACCTTTATCCAGCTGGCACACGTGTTGAACTAATCCAAATGGACGACGCACAGGCGCCTCCAGTGGGCACACGTGGCACCGTCATCGGTGTGGATGATACCGGAAGCATCATGGTAAATTGGGACAACGGCTCCGGACTTAACATAATCTACGGTGTAGATCGCTGCCGGAAGGTTCCAACCAACGACTAAAATATACAGTTTTCTTTCTGAATATTTGTGTACTATATAGCTCGAATTGACTTGC